CCTTCAGATTTTACTGGGGCTGCACCAAAGCCAGAAAGCTTTGTCTCTTCTTCAAACGAACGCTCAGAAGTTTCCGTCTCATAAATCTCCTTATGCTCTTCACCGTATTTGGCGTACTCTAAACCAAACAAAGCATTTAAGCCTGGAAGGAGTTCTTTTAGTAATTGTGATCTTGAAATCGCCATTTAAAAATCTCCTTATATGCCTAATGAGTTGTCATACGAGTGTACGCCAACATTGAACTTAACGATAAACTCAGGATAAGCTTCGCTTTCAGTGCCTCTAACTACATCAACAATTCTCACTGCGTATGTGTTAGTAACTACTAAACCAGCGCCATTAGTGCCTACAAGAAGGTTTACTCCTGAATTACCAGTTGTTGTACTTCCAGAAGAGAAGTTACCTAATTGAGCATTTTTACCAATCGCTCCCGGAAACCCTGATCCGTCTGTACCGCTATTGAATGTGCCTAAAGCTTCACTTCCAACAACTCTATACAACTGACGTGGTTCATCATTAACAAAAATATGGACATCAGAAAACCCACCTGTAATAGAATTAATAGGTAGGTACTGGGCGAATTGCTGAACGCCATTAGCATCAACATATCTACAACCAGTCATAACACCCATAGTACCAGCTTGTGCATCAGCACCAGCATTAATATCTTCGGCTGTAGGAGTGGCAGTTAAAGCAGCAGGTTGCCCTGCAGTTGTTAACGCAATGAGATCACCAGTGAACATAGCGGCACTGTTGTTGGAAGCAACTTTGTACTCCCTTCTAGCTCCGCCATTGTAGGGTGAGCCGCCAATCATATTGACTGGAACCAACCCTTTATATGAAGCAGTGGTTGCCATCTAATTTCTCCAATTAAAAATTATTTACCTTTTCCAAAAGATACCGTGGATTTGTGTTCCTTAAATATCGGCGCTCTTGGGTCGCTTTGTCGCATAAGATTATTATCTACAGACTGCATTTGTTGGTCAGCTTTCTCTAAATAATAGTCATTACGCTGTTTAGCAAGCTCTGTAGGAATTTTACAAAGTACAAGTCCGCCTATTTCTATACAACCGGGATATCTGGAATTAGAGTCAGCCACTATTTTCATATGTGGTTGCTCTTCTGCTTTAACCATTTCATACCCTTCTCTAAGAGCCATAGATATGTTTCTAGGATCAGGATCGTTTAATATAGCTATTCTTTTCCATTGATAGTTATATCCGTCTAACGGAATAACTTCCGGTAACGTAGAAGGAGGAGTCCAAGTTTTTGGTCTTTCCTTTGAAGCTCTATTTTGTAATTCACGAGATAATCTGTTTTCAGCCATTTCTATTCTCCAATTTAATCATTTCTTTAGCATATTGCTCTGGCGACAACCCCAACTTTTTCGCTAAATTTACTTGTGACGTTGTCAATCGTATCTTCTTTGATGAAGTTGTTCGTGTTACTGGAGCAACTACTGCCGCAGGTTTTGATTTAGTAGGTTCTTTCGTCTCTACTTCTTCAACGTCGAAATGCTCTGGAAACCTCTTCCTCATGGTTTCGTCAATTCGTTTATAGTATTCGTCTGTTGTTGCGTAAGAACTGCCGTTTTGTCTTACCAACTTTTCATGTAACCCCAACGCAAGGCTCGTCATTTCTTCGTCTTGTCCGAACCAGTCATTTTGTTTCTGCCATTCCACAGCCTTTGCGTCAGGTGGTAGAGCAGCGGGTGCATCTTTATTTTCTTGTTTTACATCATTTTCTTTATTTTGTAAAGAAGTTTTGTATTGATTTACTTTTTCTTTTTTATATGTAGCTTCGCTTATCTTCTGCTGGGCTTCTGTCATTTTGTCAGTATCGCCATCATCATGAGCAGTTTTATAAGCTTGTTTCGCAGCTAACAATTCATAATCAGCAGCAGACTCAATAGCTTTCAAGTACTCTGTCTGGTTATTTTCAGAATTTGCTTTTAGTTGCTTATTTTCTTCTCTTAACTTTTGAGCTGCTCTTATAGCTTCTGCGTTCTCTCTTGCTATCCGTTCTTTTTCACGACGCTCATCGTGCCAGACTTTTTTAAGCTGATAGATCTTGTCTTTTACTTTGTCATCGTAATCATCAAGTTCATCAGACTCTAATTTCTGGACTAACTCTTTGGGTAGATTTTTCCGGTTCTGATCCTCTTCAGGAGTATCATCCTCAATCTCTATCTCAACATCAGACGCCTTTGCCTCTAAAGCAGCTTCAGGTTTCTTAACATCCTCTTCGTTAGGTAAGTTTTGCTCTTCAGCCATTTTCATCTCCTATGCTCGTGATATTCCTCGTGGATCTTGTACTACCGCCTCCACGCTGTCGTCGTTAATTAATCGAAACTCTTTGCCATGTATTTTTACTCTGGTTCCTGAGTTTGGTCGGGCTAAAATAAAATCACCCTCCTTACACCAAGGACCGCTTGGAAACCTGTCTTTGTCTTGATAACAATCAGGACCAAGTTTAATTACGAAAAATACAGTGCTAAGAACTTCTTCAAAATGCTTCGTAGTGTCAGCTTTTAATAGACCACTGTCATACTTCTCCTCGGCATCAGGTACTGTACATAAAATGTGATACCCAGAAGGTTCTGGTAGTTGTTTAGCTTTTTCTTCATTTTCAGTCGTCATCCTCGTATTCACCCTCTCTATTTGCTTCTTGCAGGTCTATTACGTGATTAATTGCGATGGCAAGACCTTTAACCATGCCGCAAAACTTTTGATATTCTTCGTAAGACTTAGCTGATCCATCAGCCATGTTATCTTTTATCTCTGATATTTCATTTTCAAACTTCTCTAGTAATAACTCCAACCCATCCATTATTGTTTCTCCTCAGGTGGTGGGGGTTCTGTAGGTTGCTCTGTAGGCTGTTGATTTAAGGCCTGTTGTAATAATGTTTGCGCTATCGCATTATCAGCCTGATTCTCAATCTTTTGTTCTTCTACTAACGCTTTCACTACCTGACTAGATTGTTTTTCCTCTAGTTTAGCGTCATCTGTAGCTGCCTTTGCCAGTGTATTAAGCTGGGCTTGACGTTCTTGAGAAGCAATTCTTTCTTGCTCCACAGCAATCTGAGCTTGTTTAAGAGCAATATCTGCCTGATCTTTCTGAGCCTTACGCATGGCATCTTGAGCTTTGAGGGCCAACTCTTGCTGTTGCATTTGGATAATAGGATCTTGCGCTTTTTGCTGTGCTTTTTGTTGAGCAACCTGTGCCATGTTGTTTTGAGACAACTGACTGGAAGCCTGAGCTATAAGTCTTGATACCTCTAATTCCATATCCTCTGGTAAATCTGAGTCTGGTTTTGGTAAAGGAGCGCCCACTCGCTTCTCAATATCCATCCTATATTTAAATCCAAGGTGTTCTGCTACGTGCGCCTGTAGATTTGTTGCTATGAGTTTAGCCTTAGGGTTCTGAGCAAGAAGTTGTCCTACGATAGGATCATTTAAAAAATTCATGTGTGACAGTATATGTGCGTCATGATCCTGATACATAAATGCCTTCATGGGTTTAACTTTCAGTGCGTTCATATTCTCTGTCAAAGGATCTTTTGGTTTTTGATCATCTTCGAGAGGCACAAGCTTTGCAGCATCTTTAATCCCTAATACATCTAGCATCTGTCTATGGAGACGGGGTAAATCATAAATCTGCGGCGCAGCCTGTGCCATTTGCATAACAGCCTGATACTGCACTACTTTCTGTGCCATTGTAGAAGAATTAGGATCAGATATAGGTAACACCTCTACCATGTCATAGTCTGACCTTTTTACTACAGGTGAAGCAGTCTCAGGTTTGTAATTATATTTATCTGGTGTGTAGTCTCTAATTATATCTTTGAGTAACTTAAACTCCTGACGCATAGAGTAGTGAACTCTAGCCTGTACGGCAGACATAACTTTTAACGCTCTCTCCAATATGGCTAGGGTTGTCCCTACAGGACTTTGCGCTGACATATCAGATATCTTTAAATCTGCTGCGCTGGCGAATCTTCTGCCCTCATCAACAATCGTACCTAATAGACTAAATAACACCTGACTTGGCTCTTTGTATGGGAGCGGCATAATATTGTCTTTTATTGAACCACTTGGTACATCCACATCTCTAAACTCTGCTGGGCTAATTGGTGTATCATCACCTTTTACTCGTAAACCCTTAGTTTTAAATCCACCGGGTAAGTTAGATAACGTACCTGCGTCAACAAGTTGTCGTATGAGTGAAGTGCCTGATTTAGCAAAAGCTCCTACTAGATGTATTAATCCAAAACAGTAAAAACCAAATCCGGGGACATAGCCGTAATGTACAAAATGATTTCTCTTTTTCTTCAGATCATCGTCAGGATGGTAATTCCTACGAATTGCAAGAATCGTGCCAGTACCTTTTTCAAGGGTCACAACATATGGTAGAGCTATGCCTGTTGTTTTTCCATCTTTGTCTTTGTCTTCATATCCCGGCAAGTCTAAATCTACGTGCATCTCTAAGATTTTGTATCGGTCATCATGAGAAGCAGAGAATCCCATTTTTTCTGCGATTTTTTTCTCTACTTCATCTAAATAATCTGTTGGTTCTTCTAACTCGGTGTCTTTATAAAATCCAGATACCTGTAATTTTTTTAAGTCATTTGGTGTCTTACGCATCACGTGAGTTACCCGCTCTGCTGTCTCTAAGTCAGATGCACCGTACGGTACAACAATATCTTCTGCTGGTATAAATATAGAAACTTGTCTTTCTAAGCTAGGATCGTAATAAACTTTCTTAAACGCATTACCAGATAAACCAAGACCCCACAACATTCTTTCATGTTCTGGTCTGTACTCAACCATCTTCTCAGTTAACTGATAGTTCATATCAGCTTTTACTCTGTTAGCTGCTTCTTTCTTTTCTCTGGTTTGCTCTCCAATAATCTGTGTCTTAACAGGTCCTTGTGCAGGAAATGTCTCCATAATTGTTTCTGATTGAAACTTCACAAGTGCTTCTGTCAACAGTGGGTGGTGTACACCACAAGCTCCGGGCCAAGGCTCAGTTCTTTCTTCTAACTTCAAACCCAGTAAATCAAGACCATCTACATATGTCTGCATCCAGTCTTTCCGACTAGATAAGTCCTCTTCAAAATCATTAAGAAGATCTGTGGATATAGTCTGTAATTCTTCGTCACTCATATCCTCTGCTAAGTTTGCGTTGAAATCATCATCGCTTTCTGCATCTGGATCTATAACGATCTCCATATCCCCGATACCAACTGTAACTTTTTCTGGATCTTCGATTTCTATCTCTATATCAGGCTCTCCCATAGCTTGAGTTAAGTCTGTGGGTTCCATTGGTTTTTCCATATTATTAATTGCCATATTTTATCCTTAGTAGTAAGGCTCTCTGTGCCTTCTATAATTTGGTGCTTCATCTTCTTCATCAAGAAGAGTGCGTATAAACCCACCTTTTCTAAATCTCATCATTGCTAAAGAAGTTGAGTCCACATAGTCATCATGCTCTCCTGCAGGAAAACTTGCTACTTCATCTACAACCTCTTCTGCCCAGTTTGTGTTGGGTATCCATACTCTGCCCGAAGCGAATAAATCTGAAACTGCGTTTAATCGTGATATTTTGTCGTTACCTTTACTAGGAGTAAACTCCTGCACAGGGACTCCCATCGCTCTCATCTCATAAATTAGCGGAGCGCCCGATGCTTTCTTCTCTATTATTATAGAATCTGGTTCCCAATCCGTATACTCTTCTAAAGCAACTTTTTTTAGCTCTGGAAACTCCATTCTTCTGCGAAACGCATTTAATAACATAATCTGAGCCTGTGGTACACCTGTATCATCCTCTTTATAAAACACACCCCATGTAGTACAGGCTGAATAGTCTGCTCGATTGTTCTTTTCAAACGCTGTATCCCAAGATTGTAGGACAAATTCACAAGCAGGTGGGTCTTCTTTCTCCCAAATCTGCCACCATTCTCGTTTTACAATGGCTGAACCCTCAGATGTGGGGTTTTGTTGGTACTGAGCCATCCATTTTGAGTTTGGTAGCTCTTCTTTTAGTGCATTTAGCTCGATTAGAGGCCAAAATTGAGGCCAAAGTGGGTTACCACTCGGTAAAATCGCAGGAAATTCTATAACTTTCCAATCTTCACCACCTCTTTGCGCTGCAGCACGCATAACTTGACCCGTTAAGTCCCTTTTTGACCACCTTGTCATCACAATTATGATCGCTCCGCCCGGTTGTAGACGCTGTCGAGGACCAGATGTGTACCATTCGTAGGTTTTATCGTAGATTTCAGGGTTTATTTCGGCTTGCGCTGCTTCTTGCTCCGAATGAGGGTCATCAATAATGAGGACATCCGCACCTTTACCCGTAACAGCGCCTCCAACACCGATAGCAAAGTAGTCTCCTCCCTTGTTGGTAGCCCAACGCCCAGCCGCCTTTGAGTCAGCCTGAAGTCCAACGTCTGGAAATATGTTTTTATACGTTTCAGAATCGACAAGATTTCGTACCTTTCTACCAAAACCAACCGCAAGTTCTGCCGTATGCGAGGTTTGGATTACTTTTTTATCAGGATACTTCCCTAAAAACCATGCTGGCAACAAATAACTAGCAAATTCTGACTTCGTATGCCGTGGAGGCATATTTACGATAAGTCTTTTACATTGTCCACTCATCACTTCTTCAAACGCCCCTGCCATCCTCTTGTGGTGTGCGCCATGAATAAAGCTAGGCCAGACCTGTGTAACAAACTCCATGAAAGAACTCTTAGCCTTTTCAGACCGTTCTCTATCTGCAAGCTCTTCTAAATAATCTGCTACTTCTGCTTTTACTTCAGCAGGTAACTTACTTAGTAGATGCGGATTCTTCTTGATAATCTGTAGAGGTGTGATCTGATTCATTCTCTAAAAGTTCATTAGTGTTCTCCTCCACTGTTTCTACATCTGTTACATACCTACCCAATATCTGATTCAATCTGTTTTCTATATCTTCGGTAGGTTTCTGTCTTATTGTGACATCGTGTTGCTCTGAGAATAAGTTTACCCCTCTGCGCTTTCCAAGCAACTCCAATGCCTTTAATCGAAAACGTGCATCTTCATTCTCAGTTTCTTCCAATAATCTATTCGTTACATAATTTGCGAGCCTGTCATTTGCATTTAGAAACTCATGATCATAATGAGTCAGCAAGGCTTCTAGTTTTATTATTACACCGGGTGGTGTCTTAGCAACCGGGAGTTTTTCCCGTGCCATTAATTCGTGTGCTTGTGTGGATGTACCCTCGTCTAATTCTGGCATCTGAGCGCCAGCATCTAGTAGAGATTTGATAGTGTTAAAGGCTGCTTTTGCCTTCTTTCTAAAATCCTTTACCTCTTCTGGTGTTACATCAAATGGTAGTGGTATTCCTACGTCTGGTGTAATTGTTAGTGGCATGAGAGGAAACGGGACTCCTTTTTTCGTTAGGGGGTACTTGTTAGATTTTGAACCTACCACGGGTCTCATAAAAAGTCAATAGGGGGTGGGCCTATTTTCAAAAAATTTGAAATCTAACGAGCAAAACACACAGTATAGGCACACGGGTCCCATCTGACACACACAGGGGGGTGGGGGGTCGCCATAGCCAATCTCATAACGATATGATATATCATATCATACATAGCGTGGACAC